GGGCTGCCAACGCAGGTATCACGAGGTCAAGGTCTTAAAGAAGTACCCCTTCCAAGAGACTGAAGCCACACGCTACGGCAATCAGGTGCATAAGGCTATCGAAGACTACATCAGGGACAAGAAGCCGATACCACCTGAGTATGCGCAGTTCCAGCCTGTGGTGGACGCCATGCTAGGTAAGCCCGGACGGGCTCTTGCTGAGTACGAGATGGCGCTGACTGTGGACTTACGCCCTACCAACTGGAAGGCACCAGACGTATGGGTTAGGGGTATTGCCGACATCCTGGTCATTGATGATGAGAACCTTACGGCGTGGGTGGGGGACTGGAAAACTGGCAACAACAAGTACCCCGACAGGGATCAGCTTGTGCTGATGTCGCTTATGGTTTTTGCTCACTTTCCTCACATCCGTAAGGTCAACTCTGCGTTGCTGTTCATTGTTAAAAATGATATGGTCAAGATGCAGATGACACGAGATCAATCTGAAGCCTTCTGGTGGAAGTATCGTGAGCGTACTGCACGGCTCGAAGCATGCTTTGAGAACAACGTATGGAACCCCAATCAAACCCCACTTTGCGGATGGTGTCAGGTCACCGGATGCGAGTTCAACCCTAAACACTAGGAGCAATGATGACACAGACCAACGGCAAGCGTGACTACAAACACGCCTACAAACTTCAAAAGAAAACAGGCGAGACAGCCGATCAAGTCGAGCGTCAGAAAGCACGGCGTGCCTATGACAAGAAGGGTGTTGATCGTGCAGGCAAGGACATCGATCACATCAAACCCCTGCGTGCAGGGGGCAAGTCAGTGGCCGGTAATACCCGCCTCCGTAGTAAGAGCGCCAACCAGAGCGACAACGGAAAATAATAGCTTGGAGAAGCAATGGAAATCGTAGAAGACAAAGCACTTATCTTACGCACAAGGAACCCGCACAAGTACTCAATCATCCCAAAGAGCATGACAACGCCCCGTGCAGACGGAGGCTACGATGTTGCTGTTTACTGGGGTCTTGACGAAGCGCGGGTGTTGCGTAACCTAGGTGTCAAAGATGTACCCTCGCCTATCACTAGGCGCTATGACTGGCCGGGGCGTTACAAGCCCATGGCTCACCAGATCGAGACGGCAGCGTTCCTCACGCTGTACAGGAGAGCCTTCGTGTTCTCTGAGCCCGGCACTGGCAAGACGCTGTCCGCGTTGTGGGCGGCTGACTACCTGATGAAGCTCAAGAAGGTGCGTAGGATTCTCATCCTGTGCCCCCTGTCGATCATGCACAGCGCATGGATGGGCGACATCAATAACAGTGTCATTCATCGCTCTGCCGTTATCGCGCACCATGCGCAGGCTAGTCGCCGCATCGAGATGATCCAGCGAGATTACGAAATTGTAATCACGAATTACGAAGGTCTTAACTTGATCGCTGATGAGGTAAAGAACGATGGCCGCTTTGACCTTGTGATTGTGGATGAAGCCAACGCATACAAGACGCCTACTACCCGCAGATGGAAATCACTCAACTCGATCCTGACTCCCAACACTTACCTGTGGATGATGACTGGTACGCCTGCATCGCAGTCGCCTGTGGATGCGTACGGCTTGGCAAAATTAGTCAACCCCGAGGGCGTGCCCAAGTTCTACACAGCGTGGCGAGATCAAGTGATGAACAAGATCACCACGTTTAAGTGGGCGCCCAAGCTCGATGCCAAGGAGAAAGTACACGAGGCTCTACAGCCAGCGATACGCTACACCAAAGCGCAGTGCCTTGACTTGCCGCCAGTGATTACCATGACGCGTGAGATCGCGCTCACTCCTCAACAAGCCAAGTACTACACCATGCTCAAAGACCGCATGCTAGTGCAGGCCGCAGGCGAGACCATCACGGCAGTCAATGCCGCCGCTGGTGTGAGTAAGCTCTTGCAGATCAGTTGTGGCGCGGCCTACACAGACGACAAGGAAGTGGTGGAGTTTGACTCAGCGCCTCGCCTTGCTGTGCTTGAGGAGATACTGGACGAGACAGATCGCAAGGTCATCATCTTCGCGTTGTTCCGAAGCACCATCGACACCATACACAACTACCTCACCAAGAAGGGCATTGTCAATGAGTGCATTCACGGAGACATCACACCAAGCAAACGCGGGCAAACTATCAGCCGCTTTCAGAACGAGCCGAACCCTCGGGTGTTGGTCATGCAGCCTGCGGCTTCTGCCCACGGCATCACGCTGACTGCCGCTGACACTGTGGTGTTCTATGGCCCGTTGATGAGCGTTGAGCAGTACATCCAGTGCTGTGCGCGTGCTGACCGCAAGGGGCAAGACTCAGACAAAGTTACCGTGATTCACATTCAGGGTAGCCCGATTGAGAAGAAGATGTTTAAAGCGTTGGAAGGAAAAGTAAGCGATAACTTACTACTGACCGACATGTTCGAAACCGAAATTAAATCTTGAAAGGGGCTTGTAACGTATAAAAATCTGTGTAAACTGTCCAACCTTAGACAACAAAATAACAGGAGAAGTAATGGAAGAAGAAGCGATACCGTTAGATAGGCTTGTGAAAATATACCGCAAGCTACGCACGCGTATGACCGAACTGACCCAAGCGTACGACACCCAAGCGGAAGTACTTAAAGGCCAACAGGACGAGATCAAGAACGCGATCAAAGAGCAGATGAAGGCCATGGGCGTCACATCTGTTCGCACCACCGAGGGCACGGCAGTCATGTCTGTGAAAACTCGCTATACCACACAAGACTGGGACTCGTTCAAGAAATTTATGATCGAGCACGAGGCCATTGACCTGCTTGAGAAGCGCATTGCGCAACTCAACATGGCGCAGTTCTTAGAAGAAAACCCCGGGGTCGTACCGCCCGGTCTGAATTCAACATCTGAGTTCGACATCTCTGTACGCAAACCAACTTAAATGGAAAACAAAATGAGCAATATTGCAATGTTCAATCCCTCAAACGTTCCTGCTTTCGCTAAGAACGCAGAACTCTCAGCAACTACTCTAGCCTTGGCCGGTAACGTGAATGCCGGTAGCGGCATGAAGCGCGTCTCCATCAAGGGTGGTGTGTTCCGCCTGCTTGCAAGCGGCAAGGAGATCGCATCGATTGAAGACCGCCACTTGGATGTCATCATCGTGAAAGCGGCACCCAAGGTCAGCCGTATCTTCTACGCTGGTGGCTACGACAAAGACGCGGCTGCAGCCGCCCCTGACTGCACATCTGCTGATGGTGAGAAGCCCGATGCAGGCGTGAAGAACAAGCAGTCGTCAAGCTGTACAACATGCCCACAAAACATCGCTGGGTCTGGCAATGGTCAAAGCCGTGCCTGCCGCTACCAACAGCGCTTGGCTGTGGTGCTGGCTAACAACCCTGATGGTGATGTCTTGCAGGTCACCCTGCCAGCTACGTCCATCTTTGGCAAGGAAGACGGCGACAAGCGCCCATTGCAGGCATACGCCCGCTACATGGCGGCTCAGACTCCTCCCGTTAACTTGGACGCCATCGTGACGCGCATGAAGTTTGACACCAAGGCCGAGTCTCCCAAGTTGTTCTTCAGCCCAATGCGTTGGTTGACTGATGCCGAGTACGAGTCTGCTGTTGAGCAGTCCAAATCCAAGGACGCTGAGAAGGCCGTGGCTGTTACCCCTGCCTCTGCTGATGGCGTTGTAGCCCCTGCACCCTTGGCTATCGAAGGCAAGCGCCCCATGGGTGCGATGCTCGACGAAGACGAAGCAGAAGCTATGGCTGAAGTCAAAGCCGCCAAGCCCAAGAAAGCCAAGGCCGTTGAGGTCGAGGCTGAAGAAGAACCCGAAGTGCGCAAAGCCGCGGCCAAGGTTGAATCCGTACCAGCTAAGAAGAACAAGCTGGCCGACATCGTTGCTGATTGGGACGATGAGTAACTAAATCGGGGGGAAAATTGGTGAAGCCATGGGGTAAACGTCAACCCTGAGTAACTGCGTATATAAACGGTACGTCTAGCTAGCAAATCCGTTGAGCGTAGCAAATAGTCACCAACTAGTACCCCCACCTATACCACTATGGCTTACTCACAAAAAATCATTGACGAAGTAGCGAAGACACCCAAGTCTCTGGGCAACCAGCTTGGGCGTTGGGCGATCCATCTTGACTTCCCAGTCACGAAGATTGCCTATGCGCTTGGCGTCTCTCGACAGACTGTCTACAACTGGTTTACAGGCACAGAAGTGTTTGTGGCCTATCGTGACCGCGTCGAATTCTTAACTCACATAATGAAGACCTCACGCACAGCAGATGAGGCATGGAGAAAAATATGTACGGAATACAACCTCGATCCCTCACAACGCAAGAGCTAATCCGCTTTAGCGCCGAACTCATTGAACTTGATACAGGAATGCCCAAAGATTGGCAACTGGAAGTGCTACGCCGTTTGACGGTTATGGCTCCTCTTGATGATGCCCAACTTAAAGACGCTCGACAGCTAGAACTGTTCCTGTAACCCCACCAAGGACTTCAATGACTCCGCTTGAGTTTTTAGCGGTTGTTCTGCCGCCGCCAGAATTTGGTCGGTACTGCGTAGCAGAACTCACAAAGAAGGAGCATGCCTTTGTGCATACTCTGGAAGAAACCACAGCGCCAATCAAACGTTGGCACGACAGCAAGTTTGACATTTACTTTGCCTTGGCTACCTTCGGTGACGAGGACAATCGTCTGGCCGTGAACGCTAGATACGTGAAGTCCCTGTTCATTGACATGGATGGCTACGTCTCAAAGAAAGATGCCGCGCTTGCGCTTCACGCGTTCTTGGATAAGACGGGGCTAGATACCCTAGGCACGCCCTATGTAGTGGCGTCTGGTGGCGGCTTGCACTGCTACTGGCCACTGACTGAGGCCGTACCTATCGAGTCTTGGAAGCCTGTGGCCGAGAACTTCAAGCGCCTGTGCAAACAGGAAGGCTTGGCAATTGACATGACTGTGACGGCTGATGCCGCCCGAGTCTTGCGTGTGCCTGAGACCACCAACTTCAAGAAGAAGTACGCGACGCCGCGCGCCGTGCGCCTACTGACTCAAGGTGATACGTTCAGCTTCGACATACTAGCCGAGCTAGTCAGGGACAAGCTTGTTGGCTCTGTGTATGAGGCGCAAGCTACACCTTCCCTGAACCTTCCCGGAGCCCGTCCGTCTGCTGCCACTCCTGTATCCGCAACCAGTGTCAAGCTCTTTGAAAACAGTGTGACCAAGTTCAAACCAATTTGGCTGGCCACGCAAAACGCTCGGGGTTGCGGCCAGTTGGCCAACTACGTTGAGCATGCGCAGGAAGAAGGCATGGAGCCGATCTGGAGAGGACTCCTGTCATGGACAAAGGTCTGTGAGGATGGCAACAAGGCGGCGGTGTGGCTGAGCAAGATGCACCCGTACGAGCCTGAGCGCATGAACCAAAAGCTTCAGAGCATCAAAGGCCCCTACCCCTGCATCAAGATGGACAGCGAGAACCCCGGCATCTGCCCAACGTGTACGCACTGGGGCAAGATCACCAACCCACTGATCCTAGGTCGTGAGTTGGCTGTCGAGGTGGAGGAGAAAGAAATTGAGGTAAAACTTTCAAGTGAAAGCACAGTCACCGAGAAAGAAACCATCAAGGTCATGCGCCCAACACCGCCACGCGGGTACTCTTATGGAGCCAACGGCGGCACGTTCATGGAGCGCACAGTAGAAGACGAAGAAGGCAATAAGTCTAAGAAGCAAGTCATGCTCTTGCCGTACGAGTTATTCGTAGTCGACATTCTCAATAGCAACAACGACCACACTGTGCACATGATTGCGCTCAAACCTGATGGCGCAGTGAACATCACGATGCCTCAGAAGGCTATCGTCAGCAAGGACGAGACAGTTAAATCACTGGCTAGTCAAAACATCGTAGCCGCATTTGGTGCAGGCAATGATAAAAATTTATCTGAATACATAAGGGCATGTGTGGAAGAAGCTAGTACAAACAAACCTGCCATCAAGGTGCCTGACAGCTACGGCTGGCAGACTGACAACACGTACGTGTATGCAGGGCGCATCTTCAGTAAAGGCAAACCGCCAGTCAAGGTTCCAATGCCGGGTCTGGAGAACATCACCGTCAACACCGAGCCCAAGGGCACAATGGAAGCATGGCGTGACTTTATAAATCTGTTGATTGCCAAGAAGATGTGGGGGCACATTGCTGTGATCCTTGCCGGTGCTGGCGCACCATTCATGCGCTTTACAGGCATCTACGGGATGACCTATCATTGCGCATCCACGGAGTCGGGGACGGGTAAAACTTTGTCTCTCGAAGCCGCCGCATCAGTCTGGGGACACCCAACCCACTACCGCACAGGCAAGAGCACTTCTCCTGTGGCCATGCAACAGCGCTTGGGTTTGCTCAACAGTCATCCACTTATCACGGATGAGATCACCGCCAAGAACAGAGCCGCCCCCGAGTGGTTGCCTGAGTTTCTCTTGGACATGACCGAGGGTCGGGGCAAGGAGCGTATGGAGTCCGGCTCCAACAAAGAGCGCCTGAACCTTTCGACATGGATGACTGTGTGCCTGATGTCATCTAACACGCACGTTGTGGACTACTTGACCGGAGGCCGTGACCACTCATCTGAGGGCGAGCTTCGCCGCTTGCTTGAGTTTACTTTTGAGGAAGAGTTGTCATGGGAGCCCCATGAGATTGAGATCATCAAGTCTTTGCAGCACAACTATGGCGTAGCGGGTTACAAACTGGCTGAGTACATGGTCAACAATGTGGACGAGTTCCCTACATCTGTGCGCGAAGCGGTGACAGCCATGTACACAGAGTTCAACGCAACCAATGATGAGCGCTTTTGGATGGCGGGTATCGGAACCGCAGTGCATGCACGTAATGCTTTCAAGGCCGCAGGCATTGTCGAGATCCCCCTGCGCCCTGTCTTGAACGCCTTTAAGAAGGTTGTGGCCACCATGCGTGCCAGTATGAAGAACAGCGTGCGTAACGCAGAAGACATACTAAACGCCTACACTCGTGAGAGTTACGGCAGTTTCATCGTAGTGCGCCCAAGCGAAGGCGGCTTGATGGCTGAGTTGGGTAACGGCCAGACCATTGACCAGTCAATTACCCGCAACAAGATTCTAGGGCGTGTGGAGCACGGCATGACCAAGGGCTACGTGGACTACTTTATTGAGGAGCAGTTGCTTAAATCTTATTGCGCCTCTACGAGTTTCGGTTACGCTTCATTTAAGCGCCAGCTTGAGGATACGTTTACTGTTGAGTTCTTAAAGAAGAATATGACCGCCAAGACCAAGGGGCCACCGATGCGTGTTACTGTGATGCGCGTCAGACGTAAGATGGACGAAGTCGATGAAACTATCCTTAATCCAGTTCCCGTGGACGAAGATTGAAAAAGGGCAGGGGTTCTTTATCCCCTGCCTTGACACCGACCCTGTGCGTGAACTTGGCTTGAAGAGAGCTACCCTCAGTAGAGTTCTGGACGCCCGTGCTAAGACGGGCATCTATCAAGGCTTTACGGGGGTATTATTTTATCGACTGCCCCGCGCATCGTCTCCGCGTACCTGATCTTGATCTTGCGGATGTCATCCAAGCGCTCACGTTTCTGTTCGCCGTCCAAGTTAGAAGCGCGGATGGCTCTCTCGTACTGTGACATCTCGGCCATCGTAGTTGTGAAGTCGTGAGCAATCTCACCTGCCTCGTACTGCTTGGCTTTAGAGTCAATGAGTTCCATCGCCTTGGACTTCTCTCCTCTTTCAAGCAAATCGTCCACGGTGGCTTTAACTTTGGAGAACTCCTGCATCCTGTCGTATGCGCGGTTGATGATGCCGCCAGCATCGTTTGGCTGGAACGCACCGCCCACCAATGGCATTTCCGACAAACGCTTAAACGCTTTCTCTGGCGAGTCTGACTTGCCAAAAGGCATGCTGACCGCTTGCAAGAGGGCTATCCCTAGCGTGCCTGTGTAACCCTGCACCAACTGCTCAAGGACGATAGGCGAGACACCCGCAGCAGCGCCGACAGTCTTAGCAACCTGTGAAGTGTTCTCACGGAACTGTGCTTCAGGCAACAGCCTTTCTTCGTGAGGTGACATGATGCCGCGTCCTGTGTAAAACGACTGGCCAAGCCCTGCCTCGATCAACGGCTTCATACCTTGCGGTATGCCGTAGGAAGAACCACCGGGGATGGTGTTTATCAGGATTTGACGGAACGCTTTAACGGCTTCCTCACCGCCATGCTCGTTGACCATTGAGTTGTACAGCGCCTCTGGCAATGCCTTGAAGATGTAACCAATCTCAAACGGGATAGGGAGCTTGATAGGCTCAGACACACCGGGGATGCGTACAAACCAATTGCCGTACTTCTGATCTGGCGTAGCGTTTTTGTAAGCCTCGTCGTCTTGCATCATGGCGGCGTACGCCATCGTACCAGCGGCAATCATCAAGCCCCGAGTCAACAGCTTCTCTTGAATCTTCAAGCGCTCATTGAAAGGCATCTTGCCAAACATAGCTTTGTACAGCACGTTCAGACCTTGAATCTGTGCGTTGAAGAACGGGATCAACGAGTTGGCCATGTGGATGCTAGGAGAAGCACCGCGCTTGGTAAAGTTCATTGACTCAAGCGCCATGTATGTGGCTTCCATCTCGGACAAGCCTTGCTTGATGTAGCTGTTGTACTGCGCACGGCGAGACAACGCATCGGCCTCCATGGAGAAGTTTTCTGCCCTAGACATGAGGTCTGCAAAATTACCCTTACCAGACGCAATGCGGCGCATGATGTCGGTAATATCTGCCGCGCCGCCAGTAAACACCTGACCACCTGTAATGCCTCGGCTCTCAAGCGTGCTCTTGGTTGCGCTTCCAATTTCTTTAAGCGCTCCAGTAACGGGGAAGAAGTCAGCGCCAGACAGTAAGGGAGCCGCCAAGGAGTCACGGAACAACTGACGAGCCGCATACAAAGGCGTTGCTGTCACAGCCTTGCGCAACAACGTGGCTGGAGCCGCTAAAACACGCAGCATAAACGGCATCTGTGTTGGGATACCTTCCATGCCCTTGACCAAGATGTCAGCAGGAACGCCGGCAGCATCGGTATCAATCATGGCGTAGCGGTCTTCACCGTCAACTTTAAACTTAACGACGTCGTTGCCGGAAGTCATCTTGTCCGTGATCTTGGCCATGTCCATGTTCTTTAACTCAAACACAGCGTTCTTTGTGGCTAAGTTACGCAAGCCCATGTCCACCAACATGTTGGTGTTTTGCACCGAGCTAACCATGAAGTCCATGATGGGAGCATCACCGCCAACCAAGTCTTTTAAATACGGCTGCTCTTTAATGTTACCAATACGGACGGGGTTTTCTCCGCCAATCATCAGTTCGACAACACCGTTGCGCTCACGATAGAACGGGATGTAGTCATTGCTCTTGAGCAACATTTCAGCATCGGCTTTACGCATAGCGCCAGTGGCCACAGCAAAGTTAATAAGCCCTTTGTTGTACGTGTTGTACTCTTCACGGGCACGCTCAAAGACATCCTTGATGGTCTTATTGCCTTCAACTGTTGCCAGTACACGATCTAGTTCCGCTTGCGTCACAGTACCGCTAAAGTTCAGTTTGTCTAAGCCAACACGCTTAGCACGCAGAGCCGCCATGTAAGTAGTAAACGTACGGCTGGCGTTGTCGACGCTGCCCATTTCACTTGCGGCGCCTTTGAGAATCTCGGCTACACCGCGCAAGCTGGCGCCTGCTTTGCTCTCAATGATGTACTCTTTCTGGCCATCGGCACGGGTTTTCTCAACCACTTGCAACGCACCATTAGCGGCAGACTGCGCCACAAAGTTCATGCGCTGGTCATACATGCGCAAGTAGTACATCATCTGGATGCCCTTGAGCTTATCCATCGTCTTAGACAGGCGCTCAAATCCTGCAAAGCGGTCGACCAACTGGGTCTCCATGGCCAAGCCTGTGGCGTTGACCTTGATGCTTTCGCTCCAAGTTTTCTGACGGGCAACAATCTTGTTAGAAATGTTAACAATGTCGTCAAACTCTGAGTTGCGTGGGCGGTTTAGCCTTGGCGCATCCAACGTCATGTCCGCTTGAGTAGCACGAGGCACCTTGGTCATAATGCGGTCGGCTGCAGCCAGCGTAGCTTCCATCATGTTGGTAGGCATATCGATGCCCAGCATCTTCATAATGCCGCGCTTCAAACCTTCCCACATGTTTTGAAGTGTCCACTTGCGCTGTGAAAGTTCTTGCTGGAACACATTGTCAGACAAAGCCTCAGAGACAAACTCACTCAGGTCTGTCAAAGCGTTCTCGTTAGTAAACTTACCGTCCTTCTGGGCGGCTTCAAACAAAGCTTGAAGTTCACGTTTAGCGGCTAACTGGTCAGCAGATAGCTCGCTCTCAGGCATACGCATGACGCGCTCAACAGCGGCGTGTACACCTTCGTGCAACGCGGTCACTTCATTTAAACCAAACTCTTTGTCCAAAACAATAAACGAGCCGTCAGCAGCGGCTTGGCCGTACACAGCATTGCCGTTGTTGTCAGTTAGATTGTTTTCCAAGTAAACGCGAGTGTTGCCTAACAACATCTTCAGACGCTCAGCCACCGCTTTATTGATTGGGTTGGTCGATGTCTTAGAGATGTTCTGCATGATGGCAGCAGCACTCTGCTCCGTGTCCACCTTGTCTCTGAGCGCAGGGCCTTGCGAAGCTGTAGCGGCTGCTTGGCTTAGTGTGTCTGGGCGATAGATTTCAGCAATACGGGCAACGCCTTTGTTTACTTTGGCAAGTTCGTTGTTTGCCAACTCAATGTTGTCATTGATACGTGTCGTGTTGCTTGTCAGTTTAGCAATACGGTCTTTGTCCCCAGCTTCTTGTGCCACAGCAAGAGCGTCATCGTTTCTTGTTTGCAGGTCTTCCAAGTACGTTAGTCGATCCATTGCACGTTTGAGCGCAGTGTCTTTGTTGGCCTGTCTTTGAGCTTGCAAACCAGTCATAGGACGTGTCGTGCCAGACTGCTTAACGCGACTGTTAGGCGGAAGTGTGCGCTCATCTACAGTCGTCAAGTCACCTGTACGCACATTACCAGCGGTAACGTTTGCCTTGACCACGGGGCCAATCCTACGAGGAGCAAGACGAACGCCGGGTTCTACGGGCTCCAACTCAGGAGCAGGGGCGGCAACAACTGTACGTGCCTGACCTTGAACCGCCATGGGTTCTTCGTAAATATTAGGGCCAACAGGCGTACGCTCAACACCTCGCCTAGCTGAACGCTTGGCTTGAAGCTTCTTCATCTCCTGCTTGTATTTGTTCAACTCTTTAATACGCGAGTCGTATAGCTTCTTCTCAATGCCCTTCTCTTGGCTTCGTGCAGTTACAGCGTCAATGGTTTTCTGTAGCTTGGTGATGCGCTTGTCGATGGCCGCAGTAGCGGCTTGTGCAATCTCTGGCTCGTTGGAGAACAGCTTGGTAAGCTCTTCCATGCGCGTGTTGATGCGCGTAATCTCTGAGTGAGCCTCGGCCTTTTGCTTGGCTGTAGAGTCTTCATCTTTAATGATGGCGTCTTGTTCGTCCAGATTTGCAGGCGATGCGTCCAAGAACTCAATGAGTTGACGGCGCTTCTCAAAAGAAATCTTTTCACCGGGGATCAGTTCCAAGCTCTCACGCTGTGCTTGCGTTTTCTTGCGAACTGCTGCATCACGGGCTTCGCGGTCAGCTTGTGTCTCTTCCTTAGTGGCCAGACGCACATTCTGCTGCTCGGCTACTGCACCTTCTTCACCGCGAATCTGGCGCTGTATATTACGCAAGCTGTCTGACAAGTCAGCAATCTGGCCGGTAAGCGCTTTGATCTTGGTATCGTTTTCAGCAGCGGCTTCTGTTTTAAGTTGCTCTGCTGTGGCAATGTCTTTCTGTGCCTTCTCAATACGGCTACGATCTTGCGTTTCAAACGCTTCGTCCAAGGCCATCTTGGTGTTAACTAGGTTAGTGGCCAAGCCGTCCATCAAAGCCGCTTCGTTTTGAAGCTGCATCTGCAAAGACAAGTCCCTGTCCAAGAACGCTACGATGTGTGACTGGCGTTGGTTACGCGCCACCTGCGCACGATACGCAGTTGTTGCTTTGGCTAGACGCTCTTCCGCAGGGCGGATGTATTCTTTGCGGCGCTCAGAGTAGTCGCTCAAACCTTTACTGAACGAATCCATCTCCAGCTTTGGATGGGCTTTAGCAGGCAACCGCTTGCGCATTTGTATACGCAAGTCACGTTTAGCCGTCACGTATTCTTTACGTGCATCGTACTCAGGCTGGCTGAATGTTTTTGTGTTGGCTTCAACCGCGTCAGCGATGTCTTCAGATGTCTGTGCAGAGAACTCAAACGCAGTGCTTGCTTTGAGATAATCAATCTGGAACTGACGCAACTGGCCATCCAAGACTTTCTCAACACGGCTCAAGCGGCGCTTAGTAGCTTCCAAAATCTGGTTGGCTGCGCCAACATCGGCACCCCTGACGGCTACGGCTTTATCGTACTGATCTTGGGCGGCTTTAAGTTGCTTGGCCAAGCCCTCTGCTTGTGCTTTTAGCGGAGCTAATTGGCGTGTCAGGCGTGCAACAGTCTGGGTAACGATGCCCATGGATGAGCGCAAACCTTGCAATGCTTCGCTGCCTAGATAGTTTTCAAATGCTTGAGCAGACTCAAAAATACGACCTTTGAGTTTATTGCCTTCTAAGTCTAACTCGCCTTGGATGGCAGTCTCTGTGCCACGCGTTGTTGGCTGTGTCTCAGAAATCTTAGCTTTCTCAAGCTGGTCAAGGCGCTCAGTAACACGCGCAGACATTGCCGGATCACTATTACCTGTGACCATGGCGCGGTGCAGCCATGAGGAGATGTCGTCCACCAGTTTTGTTGGGACTGTGCCACGGGCGCTGGGCGGCAGGGCTGTTTCCGTTCCCTCTGATGGGTTGGTCTTGACCACATCAAAGTTGTCAGCCACACGGTTAAGTAGTGTGAGGACTTCAGCAGGCAGGTTGGGCGCGGCAAACGCTTTGTCCATGTCCTTTTGTAAGGCTTCAACAGAGGCTTCTTCGGGCGTATATGTGCGCTCGATAGCCGTGCCTTTTTCTCCAGAGATTGCTTTGTTGCGAATCTGATCCAGACCTTCTTTGATGGTCATGGCGGCAGCATACGGGCTACCAAATGTCCTACGGCCTTCTGTGCGGCCTTCAACTGTTGGGCCTTGCCCGCCTTCGGTACGGAACTCGCCTGTCTGCGTTTGTGAAGGGATCAGGCTTGTCTGGCCTTTCTCGCCCTTGACTTCCGTCAACTCACGCGTGTCGCCAAAGCGGGTAATTAAGTCACGCAACTGGATATTGGCTTCACGCTCAATATCAAGGCGTTCAGCGGCAGGCATAGACGAGCCGCGGTTAAGCTCAATGTCAGCAACAAGATTGTCAAGTACTTGTTTACGCGCAGTATCCAGTTCGTCTTGCTTAACTCTGCCTTTATTAAACTGGCTAACAAGCGTCACCATCTTGGCGTAGGACAGTTCACGGGCATCGGCAACGGCTTGTTTACGCGCTACATCTGCAGGCATCTTAGTACCGGCAAGGGCTCCAGCAACGGGGGCGGTATCAAACTCACCACTTACACCGCTTGCAGTAGGTGCGGCAGCTTTCTCTTTGGCGGCAATTTCTTTGGCTTTTAAGTCTTGCAGTGCGGCAATAGCGTCAGCTTTGGCTTGGCGGTTACCAGCGGCAGTAGCAATCTGCAACTCAGCCATCAGTGCTGAACGGGATTTCGTTGCTAGTGCGCCTGTGCCAGACTGGATGTCGCTACGAACTTCTGGGGCTTCATCGAACAAGGAGTACTGATCTGTGCGAGCAGGCTCCATGCCCTGCATTTCCATGCGTTTAATTTCAGTGCCGGTAGCCGCAGATGTGTCTTTAGGCTCAGCCATGCGAAGCAGGGCGGCAATCTCTGGGTTTACTTTAGCTTGACGCTTGTACTCATCCGAAGATTTGATAGCGTCCATGAAAGACTGCGCCGCAGCACCACGCTCTTGGCCGGCAAACAACGGAGCCATGCGATCAGCCTGCAAGCGTTGCTTGCCTATGCGGAACTCTTCAGGCGTATCTACGCGCTGTTCTTTGGTAGCCTTTAGCCCAAAGTCTTGTTGGACTCCGGGGTACTGCGCCATTTCTTCTTCGTACGTCTTGATCTTGTCCACCAGCTTGCGTGCTTTGGCAGGATCAAAGCCGGGGCCAGCCATGGCTTTGAGTTGATCTTTGGCTTTGCTTAGTCTCTCGCTAATAGCCTTGGCTTCCGCCATGCGGTCAATAGGAACACCGACAAGCGCCAATTCATCAACCGCTTGTTTACGCGCTGTCTCCATGCCCGAGCGTTGGCCAAGCAACTTTTCAAGTTCAGCAATGTCACCTTTAGCGGCGGCATCAGATTCCTTTTGCTGTTGGTCTTCAAGCGCACGGGTCAGGTTGTAGTATTGGTTTTTAAGATCGGCGTACTGCGCGTCTTTGTCCACCTCTGGCATCTTGGTGGTTGTCTCAACTGGCTCAAAGCCGGGGAGCGTGCCTTGCGAAGATTGAAAATATTCTTGCGCTTGAGTATCTTGTGGCAGTGCGGCGGCTTCTTGCTCAATGCCTGCAACACGTTGCTGTTCGTCAGCAACTTTTTGTTGCTCCCGTGCTTTTAAGCGAGGCAAAGCGGCTGTGTAGTCGGTGACTACACTCTTAAACTCTTCAGACTGTTTGAACTCCGCCAGTTGTTTACGCGCCGCACGCTTAGCCTCTATGCCGGCAAAGTCATTAGCATCAGTCTTGACTTTAGCTTTTGCGTTTAGTTCATCAAACTGCTTCTGGTAGTCTGTGTACTTTTGTTGTATATCGTCAAGGTACTCGTCTGTCTGTTTAAAAGCTTCCAGCTTGGTAGCTTCTTCTCCCGCCTTCTTCGTTTCTTCCTCACGCAGTTTGCGAGCCTCTTCCTGCTTTTGCATGTAGACTTCGCCGCGTGCACCGGCACGCTCGGACAGACGGCCAGCCGCACCAATAGGCGCAAGCAAACCAACTTGGTAGGCAGTCTCGCCATATTCTTTAAGCGCCGAAGCATCAGTTAGGGATAACCCTGCCTGTGCACGTTCCAACATCTGTTGGGTAATTTCAGTGGGAATCTCAGCAAGCGCACCTGTGGCTGTACCTTTGGCAAGTGTGGCCAGTAAGCGTTCATCTGCTAGTTTAGTAACTTGTGCGGCTGATTTGCCAAAGAAAGCTTTTTCTGGGATACCTGTCAGCTTGCTGACTAAACGACCGCCCAAGGGGATCAGATTACCAGCAACATCCAAGGCAGCTTGAGGAAGGGCCGCGGCTCCGGCGGCTCCTGTATCAATCTTAAGAGCTTCGCCACGGCCCTTTTGTTCTTGCGCTTGACGCTCGATGTTGCCGCCAAACTGCTGGATTAGTGATGGCAAAGCCGCGCCTGCAAGACCGCCAACAACAGTACCTACAGGGCCAGCAAAAGAACCAAGCGCAGCGCCTGCACGAGCAGTACCAAGAGTAGCGGCAAGGTTAGGGGCTTGTTCGGCTAGAGCCGCAGGGACTTGGCTGATAGCTTCGCCAGCAGCAGATAAAACGCCGTCTTTTTCGTAGGCTTTCTTTACTTTTTCAAGGCTAACTTGGTCAGCATACCGCGCGCCAATATCTTCGCCACGTTTAAGACCGGCTTGCGCAGCTTCTTCAGCAGAGCCGGTGAGTGCGCCAACAGCGGTACGACCAGAAGAGATCAGGGACTCAATCCCTTTGCCAACTGCCGCGCCTATGCCTGTTTTAGTAAGTCCTACACGTTCGTAAAAGTCCCCCAACTCCATGTCGGGGTAGAACTTGTCATGCAGCGCATCCGCTAATTCCCAATCACTCAGTTCTTTGTATTGAGGATACTTTTGGCGGATCTCGCTGATTTTCATGGCTTACCTTTTATTCAAAATGCCAAGGGGGTCTGATTGTGAGGCTGAGCCAGCCTGTTTTGGCATTATAGGTGTAAGCCCAAGACTTGCATAGATCTGTTGACGAATACGTGCTTCTTCTTGCAAACGCGCTGTTGGGTCTTGGAGGGCTGCAATCTTGTTGTTCTTCTCCCAGTCGCCCATGTACTGTCGAACCAACTTCTCAGCTTCCAACTCGTCGTTCTTTTCCTTGGCACCGCGCTCAATAGCACCAGCGTATGCGCCGTAATACTTGGCTTGTGCTTTTTGCAACTCTTCGGAGCCCTTGAGTTTAGCTTCTTCGCGCTCATCTTTCTCACGCGCACGCTTAGCACCAAGGGTTGCAACACCCGCTTCACCAAAGGCAGTAGCAAAGTTAGGAGCTTTGCTAGCTAACAGATTTAGACCCATCATTAGATAGTCATCGTTTG